CGGCTTGCCGTCGATGTGCAAGAAGTTCGGATCGCTGGCGTAGTGCTCTTTGATGTAGGCCAGGTCGCTCTCAATCTGGGCCACGTCTGGGTCACCGATTCCCTGTGCCTCGTAGTACAGGGTCCACTGGAACGATGTGCCGTGTGCAGCCGCCAAGGCAAGCGGGACCACGGTGTCTTCCTGGCTGCCCTGCCCCCACCAGGAAATGATCCCTGCATCCATGTTCCCGTATAGCAAGGCTGCTACGTGATTGGCCAACACCGCTGGGTTGGACGACGAGTAGTACCCCAGCGTCGGCTGGTAGTGCGAGAAGGGATCGAAGCCTTGCTGATTCCATGCGTTGGGGAACCACGGATAGTAGAACGCCAGGCGAAGAACTGACGACGAACCACCGGCAGCGATGTCCGCGGTGACCTTCGCTTGCGCGGACGTGACTGCCGATTGATCGGTCTGCATCGCAGCAATCTCAACAGCGGTGTAGGGCATCAGTAGTCGCCTGGCTGCGGGCTGAACCCGGCCTGGAAGGAAACCCCCATCCTGTTCCCCGACAGTCCGCCCGCCGGAGTGAGCGCAGTCGGCGCTGCGTACTTGAACGGGACCTCCACCGGCACGATGAGTCCGTTGAGGTGCATGGCCACGACGGCCTGGAGCATCGCCACCCCGTCCTGCTCGATGGTCTGAGCGTCGGCGGTCAGCTTGATGGCACTGGGGATTCCGCCCTGCTTCCCTTTGCCGGTGATGGTCTCCACCTTGCGGAGCAGGAGCAGCTCGAAGTTGTAGAAGAACAGCAGCTGCGTCGGGTTGACCGCCTGGTTCGGTTCAATCCCCGGCTGGCCCATGGTCATGTTCAGGTGATTGATGGTGAACTGCTCATCGTCCCAGGCCGGCTCACTGCCGGGCACCGAACCCTGGCGCGTGGGGAGGTCGACAGCACCGTAGAACCCCATGAGGGCCACCGTGGCTCCGAATAGAGCGTCGCTGGCAGCCTGGATGTTGAACCGAGGCGCTGGAATCAGGGTGGCCGGGTTGAACCCCACCAGCGGTTACTCCTGCGACTTGGTGGCAGCCACCCGGATGGCGATGGACTCGGCCAGGGCCTCCAGGTTCGGGGCCAGCAGGTGAGCGCCGGTGACCTCGTCGCCCATGCGGGTGCCGACCCAGGCGTAGGCCAGGTCCCACACCGGGTACTGGACGCCTGCGACGGTGAGGGGTTCGGCTGGGGTCCACTCGCCGGCGTCGGCCTTGGCCCGCTGCTCCAGCAGGGTCAGTGGCTCGCCGTCGTCAGGAGCGCCCCCTGTGGTGCCCTGAGAGCCGGTGTCGGCCCCATCGTCGTCCTTCGGTCCATCTGAGGCCCTCAGAGCCGTCAGGCGGTCAAGGAGCGTGGCGTCGTCGACCGAGTCGAGTCCCGTGGAACCGAGGGTCTTGGCCTCGTCGGGGGTGGCGCCCAGATTGCGCCAACGGACGAGGTCCGGGTCGTCGAAGTCGCTATCCGGAGCGCGTGGGTCGTCTGAGATTGAGGCGTCCATTGGTCAGGTCTCCTATCGGTCTGGGGTCATGCTACGGCAGTCAACTGAAACTGGGGGGCATTCTTCTCGGCCGGCCGACATCTGGGCTCCAGGCCAACCCCGGCAACTTGGCCTTGGTTGGGTTCACGGCGGCTATGAACGAGTCCACCTCCCAAAGGCCAGTTAGGCCCTTGGAGAAGAAGTCCATTACGTCAACCACGGCGACGGTGACACCCTGCCGGGTGATGGAGGTCACCCGCTGTGGCAGCGAATTGTCCTCCCCGATGGCGTTGAGCACCAACTGCGTGGCCATCGTCGTGGCCGCCAGAACGCCTTCCTCGGGCGGAGCGACGCCGTAGAGGTACGTGACCGAGAATGTGTTCTGCTGCGTGTCCGGCAACGCCAGATTCTGAGCCATCGGCCAGCCGAAACGTTCAGTCGGCTCCGCACTAGCTGAGGCCCTCGCCCTGACCAGCACTCGACGGTTCTGGACGTAGTACTCGTTGGGCGGTATGCGGACACCGTCGATGAGTACCGAAAGAATCTGCACAATCGGGAATCCCCCGAGCTCCACCTCTGACGGTTTCGACGACCCGAAGTAGTTGACCCCGCCGCTCTGCTGCCCGTAGGCCCCGGCAAACTGGCCCCCGTTGAGATAACCCCCGCCAGCGCCACCGCCGCCCCAATAGCCGAACCGGGTGTCAACGTCGGTGGGCCGAGCCAGAGGTCGCACAGTCACCGGTCCGGCCAGTCCGGTGAACATGCGACGACTGAGGCGGTAGCAGATGTTCGACGCCACCACCGCCATCTGCGTGGCCAGGGCCACCGAGACGGTCAGGTCCTGCAACGGCTCCTGAACGAGCACCGTGGAGGCAGAAATCCACGGAACGTTGGGCCCCAGACGGGGGGTATCGAACGTGCTGGACATGGGGTTCTACCCCTGAGCCTATGCCGTTGCGGGCACAGGGGCGAAGCCGGCGACGGGCAGCGTGGAGCGTCCGGCCGAGGCGTACTGGTACACCTGGGTCGAAGGGAACTGCCAGTCCCCGAAGGGCCCTGCACCCCAGTTCGGGTTCTGCACCCCTTGGCCCATGTAGACGTTCTCCAAGATGGCGGGCTGGAAGGTCCGGCCGCCCTCGGTGATGTTCTGGACCTTCGGGATGACCCAGCGGTAGTAGGGCAGGTTCGGGGTCTCGGCCCCACCCAGGATGGCGGCGCCCCAGAACTCGAGGCTGACGCCGTTGGGGTTGCCGACCACACCCAGAGCGGCCGCTGCGTACCCTGTGTCCGCCCCAGGACCCGCCGTGGTGTCGACCGTGGGGTAACCGCCCGAGGGGACCAGAGAACCGGTGTCGACGAAGCAGGGGACGATGGCGGCGGCCACGATGGTCGTGGTGATTGACTGGCTGGCCGAGACGTTGAGGGCGGTGGCCCCCACACCGGCAGGCTGGGTCGTGGTGAACACGATCTTGGTGGTGTTGGTGTCCCCGGTGATCTGGAACGTGGTCCCCTGGGGGATGGCGTCGGTCAGGGCGGTCACCGTCAGGCTGGTCACCGTGCCGGTCCCCGATGCGGCGGCGGTGGCCTGGCTCCCGATGTTGGGCACCGAGCCGAGCAACTGCTCACCGCCGGGGATGCGCCCGTAGACGTTCAGGCCGGTGGCACCTGCGGCAGCCACCATGCCGGAGACGACCATGGTGCCCGAGGTACCCGAAGCAACCGTGCCGGTCACTTCGGCCGCGGTCTTGGACTCGCCGTACTGGTTGAACTGGGTGACCAGGTAGCCGTAGGTGGCCGCGGGCAGCGACCCGAGGGTGATCTGCCCCACCGCGGTGATGGTCCCGGTGGGGGTACCGAGAGCAGTACCGGAAGCGGTGAGGACGGTGCCGCCGGCCAGCATCTGGTGGAGGATCGGGTCGGGTGTCCCGATCTCGATCTGCACGGTGTAGTACTTGGGCATGTCCCCGTGCTTGTAGTGGCTGTAGAGGTCACCGTTGGCGTTGATGGTGGCCAGGTCGACACCGGTCTCCTCGGCCGGGGCGAAGCTGCACTTGAGCAGCGAGTTGGTCGTGAACACGTTGGCCCCCACGGCGGGGAACCCGTTCACGTCCAGCGTGGTCACTCTGGTGACGACCGCAAATACCTGTGCTCTGCCGTCCTGGGGAGCTGCCATGGGTTAAACCTCCAGTTGAGGGTTGATGTTGAAAAGGGTCATGTCGAAAGGGTGACTCTGCAACCGGCGAGCCGACTCTGGTCCCACGTGGCCGCGCCTGCCCGCTGCGCCCTGATGCGGACGGTGTTGGGGCTGGCGAAGTTGCCGCGGTCGGTGGCCTCGGCCATGGTCGAGGGCCAGAACATGGGGTCGTCCAAACGCACGGAGACGAGGTCGGTGGCGTAGATCCAGGCGTTTCCGGCACCAGGGCTGGCGCTGGAGTTGCCGATGGGCCCAGTCGAACCCGAGGTCGGGTAGCCCGAGCCGGGCACGATGATGTTGTCCATCACCGAGAGCAGGAGCGAGCCGACTCGCCGGGCACCGAGCAGGTTGGGAGAGGTCTCGGGGGCGACGTGGAGCATTCCTTGTCCACCGAAGCCGGTGTTGGCCAGGTAGTCCTCGAGGATTTGGATACCGCGGGTGATGGAGCACGGCGTGCCGCCCCCGCCCGAGCTTCCCGGGGTGAGGTCGACGGCGGCCAATGCGGAACCCCCGTCAGCGATGGTCCCTGTCTGCTGGAAGAAGGCGTTGAGACCGCCGGGGAAGTCCGACTGGTACATGGGGCCGGTCTCGGTGTTCTGGGCGAACGTGCCTGTCCACAACTCCCGCTCGAGGGCATTCGGGGTGGCGTTGTCCAGTAGGCGCATGGCCCGGCCCACGTAGTCACGGACCTCCCACCCGAAGGCCGAGGCGGTGTCCTGCACCTGGATGAGGAAGGGGATGAACCCGACCTGGGGCAGGTTCTCGGACTGGCCGGCCAGGGTGGGAGCAGCCGCACCGGTGTCGGTGAAGCTGGTCCCGGTCACATTGGCGATGAGCTGGTACGAACCGGGGAACCGGCCGTAGACGTTGTAGCTGGCCGCACCGGTTACCGCCGACCAGGCCAGGGCGTTCGAGCCGACGATTCCGCTGGCGATGGTGCCGGTGAAGGCGGCTGTCGGCGTCCCCTGCCCACCGGTGATGCCGACGGCGGCCACCACGTAGGAGTAGGGGGAAGCAGCAGCAGTCAGGTGACCACCGGTGATTGACGGGGTGGCGGCGGGTCCTGCGGGGGCGGCTAGGCCGTTCTGAGGCGACAGGTAGGGCAGGTCGATGACCTGGCCACAGGGGTCGGCCAGGATGCCGGCGTACTGGTTCTCGGGGGCGTAGGCGAAACCGCCGGTCCAGCGGTCCTCGGACGAGGTGGCCGCGAAGATGGACTTGGGCAGCGAATCGACGGTGACCCCGGCGTCCTGCTCGACCTGCTTGAGCTCCATCTCGGACATGACCCCGACCGCGGCAATCAGCCCGTTGCGGTACTCCATGACCTCGCTGTAGGCAGACTCGCCGGGGTGGATGTCGTAGAGGGTGCGGTCAGAGCCGACCGGGACCCGAGCGTGCAGACCGATGGACGCGGCAAGAGACGGGCCGTCGTCGGGACCGAAGGTGTCGGTGTCGACATCGGGCATGAGGCTCGACGCGACGAGGTTCAACTGAGGCGGCTTGGGCGGCGGCGGTTCGGCCACCGGAGCGAGTAGGCGCGGGGTCATGGCCATCAGACGCGCACCTCAGTCCCAGCCCGGCCGCGTCCCAGCACACCACCACCAGCGATGCGGGGACGGGCCGGAGCCAGGAACGTAGTGCGCATGAACGACCGACTACTCCTTGTAGGAGCCGACGGCGACGGTTCCTGCCGAACCACCGTTCGGGAGCAGGGTCTGGACCACGCCGTAGGCGTCGATGCCTCGACCGGCTACTCCCTCGAAGGTCTCCACGAAGGTCTCGTAATCGTTAGTGCTGTCCAGGATGCTGTCCCGCACCACGCCGAGGTCGAGCCGGCCGGAGTCGAGGAACTGGTAGGTCCCCTCCACGTAGAGCAGCCAGAGCAACTCGAACGCGGCGCTGGATGCCTGACCAGGCCACTGGGGCGTGTTGCCCGTGGTGAACACGGAGAACTGCTGGCTGGTCCCCACGGTCACGTTGCCGTAGGTGCCACTCTTGACACCCTCCAAAGTCCAGATGACGTTCACCCCGCGGACGCTGAAGAGCGCCTCGATCTGGGCGTCGGTCACGGCCAGCACGTCTCGGGGGCCGGCGTTGTCGTGGGCGGTCTCACGCAGGAGGTCGGCCTTGAACATGTTCTTGGCCCATTGCGGGAAGATGGCCGTGAACGATGCCGACTCGGGAATCCGGTGCGAGTCGCAGTACTGGGACTTGAGTAGGTCGACGGCCGACAGGACATCGCGGAGTGCGCCGAGGTACTGGGTGCCGATGCTGACCTCCTTGCAGAAGCTGACGCTCAGCATGAGGGTGAGCAGTTCGAGCTCGGCCTGGCGAGCGCTGACGGCAATGGCCTGCTGCGTGTTTGCGGCCACCTGCTCAGGGGCGAACCGGCTCTGCATGTTGCCGAACTGGACCCTCGTGGTGATGGCGTTCACGTAGACCAGGTTCTCCGTGCCGCAGGTCACTTCCCAGACCGGCTTGGTCGCTCCTGCGGGGTTGGCGTCGGTGGCCTCGGTCCAGGTGTTGGTGGAGAGACCGGCACCACTGGCCGTGCCCTGCAACGGGGGGACGCCGATGTCCGGCGGGGTCACGTAACGGAGACCACCGCGGTCGGCCTGGAAAGCAGGGAGTCCGTCGCGCAACGGACGAACGGCCGTCGACCACGTAGGCACGGCGTAATCCACATTGACCGGCAAGCACACGCCTCCGGTTGCAACAAGCGCCGTGGTGTCCTTGGGGTCCACTCGCTGCGCTTCGATGGCGCAGATGGCGTTGAATTTCTCCGAGTTGGCGTTGGCGTCGCCGGTAAGGCGCCGATCCTCGGGGTACTCCCACCGAGCGGTGGCAATCAGCGCTGGGTGGTGATACTCACCGTGAGGCTGGCCCAAGGCGTCGATCTGATCGGCCATGACCTGACCGAGTTGCAAACGGTCCTCGAACGGGGTGTTGATGCCGATGCCCCGCAGACCGCCGGCGGCAACCAGCGTGGTCCCGAACGTCTCGGTCTGATTCTGGGTCGGACTCGGCTTGGCCGGGCCGCCCACGGCCGCCATGCGCTCGACCATGCCATCACCGGCAGCGGGGTCGCCCCGTGGGGGTTCCGTGCTGGCGTTCACCGGGATGAGCGGGCTGTCTGCCGGAGCCTCGGTCGGGGTCTCGTCAGCGGCCGGAGGGGTCTCGGCGGTCACCTTCTTCTTCGGCTTGCCGTCCTCGTCCAGTTCCTCGTCCTCCGCCGGGGCCTCGTCGGTCGGGGCATCCTCGGGCGGCGTCTCGCCCTCTTCAGGTGGGTTGAGCAGCGCATCGGCCCGGGTCTTCAGTTCGGCCCTCTGCTGCTCCCGCTGGGTCGCCAGTTCGGTGCGCCGGGTGTTCTCGGCGGCCACGGTCTCCAGACCCTCGACGAGGGTGTTCATCTGGGAGATTTGCTCTGCCGTGGCCGGCTCGTCGGACGAGTCGATGGCCGTGTAGGCCTCAGCGAGAAGACCGTTCAGCTCGGTCAGTTCCTCGTCGGAGAGGTCGGACAGACGCTCGAGCAGTTCCTGGATACGGTCCATTTGATTTCGGCTCCTTAGCGCGTGGGGTACCTGTTAGGGCGACCAGGCGCTAAGACCTGAAATCATCGGTGGGCTTGGCTCCAAGGCCAGAACTCACCTGGCAGAAGTGTGACCTGCCCAAACTGGGAAATCAAGCACCCTTGACCAAACAGCGCTAACGTTTACGATTATGGGTGAGGATATGGAGGCCTACGAGGACGAACCGGAACGTTGTGAATGCGGTGAAACGACGCCCGAAGATTGCACCGAGCGGCCATCCCGCCATTGCGGACTATGGAACTTCATGGCGGCGGAGGAAGCGACGTGGGATTGATCCCCGAAGAGGCCCGATGACTGACCCGCCGCCCCGCTGGCACTACTCACGGTGGAGTCTGACAGGCCACGTCGCCTCGTTCCTGTACGTATCGGGCATCACCAGCTGCGGTGGCTCGGTCAGTTGGAGCGGCGGCGGGCCGGCGGTCTACAAACTCCCGCGGTGGCGTGATGTCTTGCCCTACCGCCTGCGGTGGGACCTGAAGCGCATGGGTCTGTTCAAGTTCGGCTATCACATGCGGCCCTACTTCCTCTGGAAGCCCGACTGGTGGTGGCAGTGCCACAAGGCCCAGGGATGGCGGCTGTGGCTACATCACAAACCGGAGCACCCGTTCATGCTCGGTCTCTGCGCTGCCTGTTACCCATGCCCGAAGTGCGGCGCTCACCAGTGGTGCAACTGCAATTTCTAGGACCCCCTAGCCGCGGCATCGCACGCCGAGCAGAAGTCGTCAATCATCCGGCCACCGCACACCGGACATCGCTTGGGCATCGGAGGCGCTGACGGCGGTTGTTCGGCCCCTACCCACCAGGGTCGCATGTCGGGAGGCTCACCAGCCGTTGACCAACCGCAGAGAGGGACGGGCAACCGGCGCCGTCCCACCGCTGTCAGCCAGTCATCACGGATACGGGCTGGTGCCATCGGTTCGACGTGGCGGTGTTCGAGCAGATGCAGCCGTACCCACGGGGAGCGTCGAGAGAAGCGCTGGTTGACATGCAACCCTTCCCGTGCAGGAACCGAACATGTCCGCACTCGTCGCAGAGGTCGAAGGGCGAAGCTGACTTGGACATCGGCGCCCGTTTCCACCATCCGGGGTCGGGGTGCTTCCACTCCTCCATCAGGAGATGGCTGCCCTGCGGTGGCGCAGTTGCTCCTTGGCCAGGCCCAGCAGCGGCTTGTTGGCCCGCTCCATCATGGCCACCCGCTCCTCCAGCGACAGCGCCACCGGCTCGGGCAGGGAGAAGCAGGGCACGCCAGCGGCCACCAGTCGGGTGATTTCGCCGGTAGCGGGCCGCTTGTCGGCCACCACCATCGGGAACCCGGGGTGGTTGACGAACAGGACCTGGCAGAGCTCACGCCCGGCCCCGAAGGGTCGCCAGTCGCCCGACGGCGGGTTGACCCGCATGGTGTGGACCTGCTCGGGACTGGTGCTCGGATGGAGCGAGCCGTGGACCCAGATACCGAACTCGTCCTCGCCAGCTCGCACCGTGGCCGCGGTCAGGCCCGAGTTGTCGTAATGGGCGAGGGCCCGGCGGAAGTCGACGGCCGGGGAGTCCGAAGCGTGCCCGGTGTCGGCCGTCATCCGGCCCACCCCAATCATCTCCCCCTCGGCGGTGATGACCTTGCCCGTGCCGTGGAAGGCGGCGTAGTCGACCAGGCTCCTCGGGGCCAGCACGCACTGGCCGTTGTTGAGGAACTGCGGGGACTGGTGACACACGCCGTGCTGGGCGATGTGACCGAAGACCTCGCCGTCGTCGGTGATGGTGATGGGGCAGGCGAACTTGCCCGACAGTCGGCCTGACTTGGGGTCGATGGTCTCGCTCAGCCGGTCGTCGAGGTGAGGGGCGATTTCCTTGCCATCGGCGTCCTTGCCGAAGTTGGGGTTGCCGAACCAGGCGCCGGGCGGGCGTAGGAGCGAGGGCTTGTCGACGGCCGCGGCCACCAGCGAGTCATCGCCGCAGGGCACACAGGGGATCTCGTCCACGTAGTGGATGGCCATGTTCGAGCCTTCGGGAGCAGGAGGCACCTTGGCGTCGGGGATGTTGGACCCGTCACCCAGGACCATGTAGGCCCCCTGGAACGCGGCCATCGGGCAGGCGGTCATAGCCATCACGACGCCCTTGACCAGCACGTCGAGGATGGGGGCGTCGAACTGGCTGGCGCCGGGCGGGAGCGTGATGTCCGGCACTCCGGTTTGCTGGATTTCGGCGTCGCCCACGTCGATGGACACCCCATAGCGGCCCATCTGCTCGAGAACCTGGGCGAAGTCCATGCCGTGCTTGGTGGTCAACAGATGACCGCTGGCCGTCCCGTTTGTACCTTCCACGCTGATCTGCTCGATACGCCCGACCAAGACAGCAGGGTCGTTGGGGGACATGCCGCTCGGGTCGTGCGAACTGGTGACCATGGCCATGAGGGGCAGCGGCGGTGTCCGCCAGGTCAGGGCACCGGGCTGGATCATCCGGCCGTCCCCGGTCTCCACACCCTCAATCCAGGCCACGGGAATGGCGAAGGCTGGCCCCACGGTGATAGACGGGTTCGGGTCCAACGGGGGTAGCTCGGGAGCCGGTGCGCCCTCAATCTCGGGAGCGTCGGGGGCGGGAGCGGTCGGTCCGTCCCCACCGATGGGCGGCATGTCGCCCGGAGCGAAGTCGGCGGCCATCTTGGGAACGCCGGGTGCGTCGTCGTCCCCTCCGGCGTTGTTCGGGCCTCCACCGTCGTCCTGGCCCACTGGGGTGTCGTCGCTCGGCCCGTTCACCTGGTCGCCAGGGGGAATCATGCCCGGGCAGGTGCAGCCCGGGGTCTGGCAGGCTCCGGAGTTGCCGCCCAGGTCGGCGTCGTCCTGGTGCACGCCGGCCATGTGCCCGCAGTCGGGGTTCTCGCAGATGACGTCGGCCTCGATGTCGCCGGGTCCAGGGCCGTTGTCGTCGGCGTCGTTGGGAATGCCCACGGCGTTCCCTGGGGTCTCCGAGCTCGTCGGAGGTCCAGCGGCGGTCATGGTGCTGCAGGCGCAGACGTGGTCGGCGCAGGCCGGGCACCCAGGCTGGCTGGTGCATCCCACGGCCCCACAGTCACAACTGGCCCCAAGAGCGCCCTCGGCCATGACCGGCGGCGGGTCAGAAGCAGGTGGCCCGTTGGCAGGTGGGGCGTCGGCGGCAGGTGGCGTCTTGGGCGGAGCTGGCGCAGACTTCGACGGCGGGTTCTCGCTGGCATCGGCGTCCTGGGCGGCGGCGAGCTGCTTCCCCAGCGCCTGCATCTGCTCCAGAATCGTCATGACCTTGGTGTCGGCCGCCTCGCTGTCCGTGCCCGGGTCGGTCTTCTGCAGGGCGATGGCCGCGGCGATGTCCTTGTTCACCGTGTCGACGTGGACGGACATACCTGCGTCGACCTCGGCGTAGGCTACCGAACCCTCGCCGGCCTTGGGTGGGGTCTTGGCATCGGGCGCGGGCTTCTCGGGTGGCGCTCCCGGTGCTGGCGGAGCCTTTGCCACCGGAGCCGCCGGTGGGGGCGGTGGAGGCGTTGCGGCCGTGATGGCTTCGGCGGCCGAGTCGGACTTGATGCTGCCGTCTTCCCCCCAGGTGTCGGGAATTTTCGAGGCACAGCCGAGGGACGAGGCCCGCTTCATGATGTGCTTTCGGATTGCGTTGTGCCCGGCGCTGCCCCGCCCCACGGCATGGATGGCCGAGTCGACCGAGTTCTCACCTGAGCACGAAAGGACCGGAAATCCACCATCTGGCATCGCGGCGCCCGACGATGCCGCCTTATCCCGGTCGGCCTTGGAGATGAGCGCCCAATAGGGCTCGGCGCCCAGGTACGCCCGGACTTCCTGGGTGATTGTCTCGTAACTGACGCTCAACGCGGCGGCTGTCAGCGGTTCCTGTTCGGCGTTGAAGCTGGCGATGATGGCATCGCGGGTCAATAGATCAGTCATCGGGTGCATTCTCCCTTAGTTCGGGTCCGGTGTCATGGACCGGACCACCCATCAGTCGACGCACGGCATCGAACCGTGTCTGCTCTACATCGTCGTCAATCTCAAATCGCCATGGCTCCGACCCGTCGCCGTATATGCCGAACTCGCCGGACTCGGGGTCGAATGCGAGGGCATATCCCCGTGGGTGGAACACCGTGCGGTTCACCAGCCACAGCACGCCGTCGTTGACGATATCGATTGTTCGCCAGTCCCGACCGTCGTCGTTTGCCACGTCGTCGTCTTTGGTCACTCGTCGCCTCCCGCATCGGGGCTGACGGGTTCGGAGCCGCCCTCGTCGTCGGAAAGTTGCGGACCTTGGTCGGGCCGGATGTCGGGGCCGCTGTCACCTGGACCGTAGATGGAGGCCGCATCGCACGTGCACGAAAAATGATCGCCAGGACTGAAATGTGACACGTCGGGCCAGTCGCCTGGGTTCAACAATACATCGTCATCGAAGTTGGCGAACGGCACCCCGTCCAGGTCCTCATGCGGTTCAAATGAATGCTGACCACCCGACCCGTGAATCCATTCATAGGTGACAACCTGCATCCCCGAGTCATCCAACAGAGTCGAGATGGCGTCCCCGTTCCCAATCTGGCCGGGCACGTTCACCGACACCATGGCTCCCGCCGGGTCTGTACCTACATCGACTGGCTGGCTCACGTCGACCACGTTGTCCGGCGGCGGTGTCCCCCCGGCAATGGTCAGGGCGTTCCGCACGACCCCCATCGGCACCACGCTGTTCGGGTCGAACGCCGCCCCTGGGTCCAGGTCGCCATCCGGCGTGTAGAGCACCTTCTCGGCCAGGGCATTGAGCGCGGCCTCCATGACCTCCCAGGCCGGGGCCACGCTGGAGGACAAGGCAAGATCGGCCGCCTGGTACGACTCGTCCTCGGTGGTGATGCCGGCCAGTTGCATGGCCACCCGGAGCGCCTGTTTCTGGGCCGCCTCGGTCCAGGCCATGAACTGGGCCTTCAGTTCGCTCCAGTCCGCACTCAGTAGCTCAGGAGCGGTTGTGAAGCCGAGGGAAGCCACCAGGGCCGGGCCGATGGTGGAGGCCACCAGGCGGTTGTCGGGCTGTCCCGCCACCAAGGTCTTGACTTCGCTGTCCTTGAACTTCCGGTCGGCGGCCCGGGTCCGGAGCTTGGCGCCGGCCTTGTCCAACAGCCGGGTCATAGCCGCACAAGCGGCCACCTGGATACGGGCCCGGAGCTGGCTGTCGATTTCGGTGAGTTTGCGGGACAGGCGGACGTGGGTCGGGTTCGGTGGGGTGGCGAAGGCTTCTGTCGGCGCGGTCATCGGGGGTGTGGCGCTGGCCTCGGGTGGCAGTGCCGGGGCCGGGGAAGCAGGTAGAGGGGCGCTGGGTGGCAACGCTGGGGCGGCTGGCGCAGCCGGTTGCGGGGCCTCGGCTGGAATCTCGCCCTGCGGCCCGATGCCGGGGATAGTGCCGCTGGTATTGATGGGCGGGAAGGCCAGCTCGGGGTCGACCTTGTGGAAGATGGCCTCCACCATGTTGGGGGGGAACGTGCGGGTCTTCTGCAGCATCCGGAACTCGATTTCGAGTGCACCGGGCTGGTCGCTTTCCTTGAACCCACCGGCATCGCGGAGCGCCTCGTTGCTGATGGCGAACCGGTCGTGTAGGAGCACGGCGTTGGCCATCGGGTCAGGCTTGGAGATGAGGTCGACCGGGTCGTACCAAACGCAGATACGGTCGACCCAGTACTTCGGGATGCCCGCCGCCGTCAACCAGACTCGGAGATAGCCCGCGCTCATGCAGTCGACCTGCTTGATTACCTGCGGTTCGATGTGATGGCGGAACGTTTCGTCGCTGACGAGCATCCCAGAGTTGCCAGTGAAGAACGTATGACCATTGCGCCGAGCTAGGAACGACTTGCCCACCGGAACGCTCAGACACCACAGCGTCCCCGTGTAAGTGGTCTCCGTGATGTGATGCTCACGGTTGGGTGCGAACAGGGTTCGGGTACCCCATGTGATCCGCCACACCGGCTCGGTACCGAAGCCGTGTTGCTGGTTGCGCTGGCGAATCGTCGTCCGATAACCAGCTAGAACCGCGGCGTGCTCAACCGGAGCCAGCCGGGCCGGGTCAATGGCAAATACGGTTCGCTTCGCTTTTGTGCCGCCGTTCGCCCGCTCACACGTCACCAGGAACAACTCCAGTTGCGACCGGGTGAACCGTTGGATGACGGACAATGTCGGTACCCACCGAGTTGCTAAGCGCTCGCCGAGACTTAGCCACCGTTCCGTCTCATCGGCTGTCAACTCGAAAACGGTCACTTCCGCCGACTCATCATGGCGCTCGACATGGTCGAACCCGGCGACTATGCCTCGGAGAGCTGCGACGTTCTCGGCATTTCGCTGGCGAATCCGCAGGCGCTCTCGCCCGCCCCACGGCCGGTACACATCAGCATCTGTGCTCAACCACGCCATCACGGCCACTTCAGCGTCGGTGAATTCTGGCGTCACGGGCGACTGGTATGGAGCGCCAAGCACCATATATGCCTTG